TTCATATGAAGTTGGTTGACGTTCAACATAAACGTAACGATCTTCTTTTGGTACATCTATTGTTCTGTCGTTTGTTGTCGTTTGTCTTGAAACAAAAATAAGACGACTTTCAAAAGGGACATTTACTGTTCGTTCATACGTAGTAGACATTAAGCTGCTCTCGAAATATAAACGCAGCGTTTTCTGCTATACTGTGCTTTCACTGCTTCAAAATTAAAAACTTCTGCTGTTTTAACTACAGTACCTAAACTTATTGTAGAACTAACACCTGTAAGCTCAGGGGTTGCATTTGCAATAAGCCCTACAGTATTTACTGCACCTGTTGCAGTAACACCCTCACATTTTTCTATTACTATAGAGGTAACAGTACCTAAACTTATTGTAGAACTAACACCTGCAAGCTCAAAGGTAGAATTTGCAATAAGCCCTACAGTATTTACTGCACCTGTTGCAGTAACACCTACAACCGTCTCACCAATATTTATAGTAACAGTATTTACTGATCCTGTACTAGATACTCCTGTACTAATACTTTCAGTAATATCAATTTCAAAACCGCCCGCTGCTACAGGTGCAACACTGCCTGTACCTACAACACCAGTAGGTATAACTTTAGAACTAGCACTTAACTGAACAGTGTTTACTGCACTGGTTGCAGTAACACTTGCTAGTGACACTGCTAGATTTATTTGACCATATCTAGATAAACCAAATAAACCAGAACCATAACGAGCAGACTGTGCAATAATAGCCATATAGCTACCTATTATGCAATACGAATAACAGCGTTTGATGCGTCTGCGGCAGGAAATTCAATTGTAAGATCGCCAGCAGTAGCTGAAACAGTACCACCAAAATCAATTACACAAATAGCTTTATTAGATTGGGAAGCATTATAAATAATACAACCTGTTGCAGCAACAGTTACATTAGAAAAAACTTCATTTGCAAAATCTACGATGGCTGTAGAACCGGATAAAGCAATAGAAGCAGAATCTAAAACTTGCCCGCCAGCACTGTAGTTAGTACCAGAAGCTTCATCACTAGCACCTGTAACATTTGAATAATTTGTCGTGCTTGCATTGTATGTACCCGAATGAGACACTTTAATTAAAGCAAGCTTAATACTGTTTGAGTCTAGGTCGTGCGTTCCTCCTAAAAGCTCTGTTTTAAAAGAGTTACACATTGCTGTGGTAATTGCCATAGTTTATTCCTTATATAACATAAGCAGGGACTGAGAGTTTTAACTCCCAGCCCCATACTCAGTTAGCTTACGCTAGAGTGTCACGATCAACTTCGTCCGCGCCAACGACACCGATGTCAGAAACATCCATAATCAATGCCCACACACGAATCTTACCCGTAGTCAGGGCCGTACCTGACTGCGTAATAAGCTTAACGTCAATGGTGTCGTCTGCAACACACACAAGAGGCTGGAACGCAGCAGCGTTCTGAGCATATGTGCCAGCAGCAGTACCACTGTCGCCGTCAAAACCGTCAACAAAGCAATCAACATCAACGCCTGTACCCAGATCAAAAGTCATAGTTCCTGCCGAAGAAGCAACTACAACCTCAACACCTGCGTTCATAATAACAGAACCAGCAGGAACTGAAATTACAGGAATGACATCGTTGGCAGCAAGTGCGCTACCTTTATCAGAAAGTGCTACAGCATAATCAAGTTCATGCTGTACCATATAGATGCCGCGACCACGAGCGTCGTTGCCACGAGCAGCTAGAAGAGTGTTATCGCCTAAAGCCATTTTTCATCACTCCTTATACTAAGCAAATTTTGGCATTAACAAGAGCTTCGGGACGAAGAATCTTGCGGCCATATAGGTGCATACCACGAACAACATCAGCAAAGCTATCTGGATCACGATAGGTTTCTGTTTTGTTAATTTGTTCGGCAGTAGCTACGGCTGAAGAGTGACCCCCAACAACAACACCAAAGTTAGAAGCATTAGTACCACCAGTTGTGGAGGAACCTGTACCAATCGAAGGTAGGTTGTTAGAGACATATACTTTAAAGCCGAGTAGGTTGTTTAGAACTAGACCGTTCTGAAGACCAGAACCGCCGAAGTCGCTGTTGAATAGTCTGGAATCTTCGTCCTGAAGAATTTCCTTAAAGACTGGATCAATAACGAGCCAACGACCGTTTGAATCAACATTCTGTTGGTCAAGCTTACGAGCCATACGGGAAATAACCTGAATAGCATAAGCATTACCAGAACCAACGACTGCACCATCATTACCAGCACGAGCCTTAATACCAATAGCACTTCCTGAAGAACCACCGAAGTCGTCGGCTTCAATCTTCATGCTAGAAAGTAGTTCGTCTGTGCCAGCAGTTGCAACAGCAACTTCACCGTTAACAGTAGTGTTAACAGCACTAGCAACACTGTGCAGTGCAGACTGCTTAAAGCCACAAAGATAACCAAGAACGTCTTGGTCATACTGATCCGATAGGCGGAAAGCCGCACGATCAGAAGCTAGTGACTGGAAGTTGACATGAGAATGTGCTTCTTCAATGTCGTCAACCTTAAAAGCAAAGTAGTTAGACTTATCAACCGTGAGGCTGAAGTCTTCATCGTCTAGGTCTTGAGGTGTAATAACGGTGCCACGAGTGTACGCTTTAACGGAGATTTCAGGCTCCTTAATAATGCGAACGGTGTCACCCATATTAGCAATTTCACCAAAATAATCAGAGTTGGTGATCTCTTCACATACAGATGACTTACGGAACGCAAGCTGCACCTGCTTAGAATAAATTACAGGACTAAATGCACCATTAGGTAGGTTGCCGTGTCCTGCTGCTGCTGAAAATGCCATAACATTAACTCCTTTAAACAGCTATCAGATGCTAACTCCAAACTTCCTGTAGAGGCTAATTAAAATAGGTGCGCTTAAAAATACATTTGGCCTAACGTATTATTAACGGGCTACTCGCTTTAGGTAAGTCTATAGATAAAATTGTAGTTGCTAAGGTGTATAAACTACACCAAAATAGTGGGTAGGCTAATGCGGCCACTTATTTTGATATAGTTATATACGGTTATTTTATAATGTCAACTAGTATTAACGTGCTGAACCAGAAAGATCATATACAAACTTTCCTGAACGGATAGCTTCCATAATAGTATCTTGATTCTTTTCGTACTGTGTAGCTGACATCTTCTGAACGTCTGATTCTCTAATGACGCCNGAAGTATCTTCGGCTGTAGGCCGATTACGTGTGGCACGGGTATCTACCATTTCAGCAGCATCACTAGAACGCTTNCTTTTCTTTTTGGTANTAATACCTTTGTCTGCCTTATATAANTCAATGGCTCTGGCTGCTGATTTAGCATCATCGTCATTGTCGTACAGNGCTTGCTGAATCCAACGNGGTTGTTCTTCTGCCCACGTGTGGAAGTCATCGTCCTGCCTGATCTCATCGAAGTCTGGGTGTAACTGTAGTAAAATAGTTTCTGCCTTCTGACGNTCTGCGTCTTCTTGCATCTTATTAATTTTAGTTACACGCTCTTCTAATTCTGTGGATTGTTCTCTTGCTTTCTTAATTGCAATNGTTTCTACGATGCCTGCTACGTCTGGATATTTAGTCATCCACTCGTCAATCTCATCGTCTGTTTTAGGTAGCTTCATCTCTTTTTTAGTGGCAGACGTAAGCTGTTCCTTTAATTCAGTAATTTGAGATTGCAGGTCTTCCTGTTGTTTCTGTGTGTGTCTACGTAAGTCACCATATCTCTTTTTAAATGAACGCTCTTCAGCGGTAGTGGGTTCTGCTTCTTGTTCTTCTTCTTCTTCGGACACTTCACCCTTTTGTACGCGAAGCATTTCTTCTAGTTCTTCTTCGTCTTTCTTAATGCGTTCCGAATTGGAATACGGACGACTAATAAAGGCTTTCTTTTCTTCTACCTGTACGGTATCTACTTCAGACATTATATTTCTTTCTCTGGGGCCACCGTAGCCTACTGTGTAGGGGGATGAGTAGCCAGCAAATTAGTCTGTTTAAGTGTGACTATCACTATCGGGAACCTAAGCCCCCTCTTTTCTTTCTCTTTCTTCCACCTCTTTTTTTGTTTCGTGGTTTACGCTTAATTAATCCTCCTTTAGCTATACCTTCTGGACCACCATCTTCTCCCTCTCCTTCTCCATCTGGACCGCCAGTATCGTCTCCATCAGCATCATTATCCGTTCCGCCTACAGCACCCCCATCTGCTTCTGGGCCGTCATCTTGATCTGGACCACCACCATGTTCTTGATCGCCAAAGCTAGGACTTTGGTTTTGACTTGGAGCCGGACCTTCATTTACGCCGCCCGGACCACCGGCAAGACCTTCTGATCCAGTAGGATCAACATCCACTGCTCCAACTTGACCCGCTTCATTTGCTCTATCAGCAATCGGATCAACTACAGCTTGTATAGCTGTTGGATTTATCTCCTGAGTAATTTGGTCTAATGTAACTTCCCAGCCAAATTCGTCGTTCCATCCATATGTTGCACCAAACTTTCCTGCTACAGAATATCCGGGTACTCCCGAAGAAGTTACACCAACAACATCAACAGCAGGGTCTACTGTAGGGTCGTAACCTGTAGTATTACTTATAGAGTTAAATGCAGCAAGGGTGTTTATGTCTTGCATTTGTGTGGGGCTTAAAGCTGCAAAATCAGCCTTCAGAGAGGCCGCTGCATTTTTTGCTCTGGCGGCGTCCATAGTAGCTACACTGTTTACTACATCAAAACCTTTACTTATAGTAGGACTAAGCGCAGATGCTCCCCTCATAAGCCCACTAACAATGCCTGTCGATGGCGTAAGTGCTTGACCAATAGCGAAATCTGCAAAACCTAAGACACCACGACCTATAGTGCTGTCTAACATCTGGCCCATTCCTGAAAGAGAGTTTAAACTAGCTGTACTAGGATTACTCATTAGTTCACTTACTGATCCTATACCGGGTGTAGCACTAGAAAGATCAGATTTTCCTCCTGCATCTGGTAGGTCACTTTGACCGGACTTTGGGGAAGCTCCTTGAGCTTGTTGTCGTAACTTATCTCCATAAAATGTATCTAATATGTTAGTAGCTAGACTAGCCTGTTCTGGTTTTTTATTTTTAAAAGCATCTGGTAAAAAGCTTTGAATATAGTCAGAGGTAAGACCAGAAAAACCTTTAAAACTATCAAATGTAAAAGCAGGCTGACTAAAGCTACTAGCTGTTATAGGTTTTCCTGATGCAAATTGTTGCCCTGCTGTTGTAGCAGCATTATTATCAAAAGGGTTAGTTCCCTGCCCTCCTTGAACAAAGGCACCTGCATTAGCTTCTAAAGTATCTTCTTCGCCACCTTCTAAGCTTTCTAAGTCGTCAGGTTCAATAACCTCAATATCCTCAATTGTAAAAGGTGGGCCACCCGCATTAAATAAGGTGTCGTCTGGTAATGTTTTTCCTTCATCTGTACCAAATTGACCCATAGCCTCCATTTTCTTGTAGCCCATTTTAGCTTCATCTCGAAGCTTCATAAAATGCTCAACACCAAAATAACGAACAACGTCAGCAGGAACTACCATCTCACCTTCACTAAGCATAGCAGGCTGGTCATCACGTACTTCTTTTTCCGTGCTACCTAAAGGTACGTCATTGCCTGATACGGGATCAACCTGACCACCCTCTTCAAATAATTCCATTTGTTTGTTCATAGTCAATCCTCCGTCATTAAATTTTGAAGTGTATTCAAGCTTTCCCGATGCTTTTTTATTTGTTGGGTTAAAGCTTGCAGAAGCTTTAAGACTATCGTTTCCAAAAATATTTCTTAAAAAACCAGAAGCGTTAAATTCTCTAAACTTTCCTGCCTCAGCGTCATAGTTTAAGCCAACACTGCCCCCAATGTTTTCATCTTTATTTTGCTTACTATAAAACGCACCTACATTAGTACCCCTATCTTTAAATGTCTCTTCAGGAGGTAGCCCATATTTGTTTTGTAATTTTTCAGGGAATAAAACTTTACCCTTAGTGCGCCTAACTCTACCCTCGAAACGAATTGTGTTATTGTTCGGGAGCCTAATTTCTGCGCCCCCTTCAGCATTAAAAGTGTTATATTTTGTAAATATGCCATCCTGATTTTTTGGTGTTTTAGATTTTACATATCTTGCAAATATATCAGTAGGAACAAAAGCAACATCATCCCCTAAACCAATAGCAAAAAAATCTTTTTCACCTGCTTCAGCTTTATCCTCACTCAAGTAATTAATCCCTCTTAACTATGTTATCCAAAGACTTTAATTTTCTAAGGGCTTGAATGTAGCCCTGCGCTCTTTGTACACCAACAGAACACTCAGATTGTTCTAACACTTTATGCTGCTGTTCTATGTGATAATCTAAATACTCTACAAAATTAGACCACAGGTGGGGGTTGCTGACCAGCGCTTTGAGGCGCTCCGCCTTCTGCTGGCTGTTGTTGTTCATTACCTGAGAATCCCTGTTCTTGTGGTCCGGGTGCCATACCTACACCAATGTTTCCGCCGCCTGCACCCGTTGGGTCTTGAGGATTAGCTCCTGCTGGAGCGCCCTGTTGTGGCGGTGGTGGCTGAGTTGCTTGCCACGCCTTCATCATCTCTGCCTGAAGTGCTGCGTCACCCATATTGTTGACAACCTTTTCAGGATCAAGATCAAGTGATCTGGCAATCTCAGTGATAATATAATCCATTTTTGCAAAAGGTGCAAGTGCTGGATTGCTAGTAACTTGAATAAATTGCATGAGGCGTTGACTACGTACTTCATTAGCCATCAGACTTTCTGTGCCACGTGCCTTAACTTCAAGATCACCCTTAATATCTTTATCAAAAGAGAACTGCATATTAAACTGGAATAGACCGTCACCGAGAGGCTTTAGTAGGTAGTCGTCTACATTCTTAATGACATTCTTAATGCTGCCTGCTGCTGCGCCCATAAGCATACTAATGCCACTAGCAGTTCTACCTACACCCGACACACCTGTTTGTCCGTGCGCGAAAGAAGGAAAGCCGGTGCTTTCATCAGCAAGCTGTCTAGCTTTATCAAATAGCTGTAGGTTTTCACCCGCAACATTTGGAAACTTAGTACCAAAGACTGCCTGTCCGGGCGCACCACCCTGACGACGAAACACTTTACCGGGATAAACACTGAGGTCTTGACCCGGAGTTAGATTAGTTTCATCCACTTCAATAAGAAGATTACCAGACAGTACAGCATTATCTACTGCCATTCTCATAAAGCCATTCATAAGAATTTGTGTGTCTTCCATATTTTCAGCAATGCCTACACCAAAGAAGCTGTAAGGATTTAGTTCATATGGCGCTGCCATATAGGGAATACGTACAGGCTTAAAAGGATTAATTACAAGACGAATAACTTGACCATTAACTGTCCAGATATTAGCCTGTACTTGATCTGCATCTGCAAGCTCTTCTGGAATATCAATATCTTCATCTTCAAGAAGGTCCGTACTAATAACACCCCAATATTCTAATACTTCAAAACGATCAATACTGTGTGTCTGTTCGTAGTCAGCAAGATCATCTTCCCACCATTCTTTTACGTAAGCTTCACCCTGTTCAATACATTGGTCAATGACGTTACCTCTAAAGAGAGGCCGCTTTTTAAGATTAATTAATTGGCTGCGGCTCATCTTATGACGCTCTACGACGTATTGAGCTTCTTCCATATTGTTTGCATCTGGGTCTGGATAGAAGTTCCAAACACTTACGTGACCAATTTGAGGTACAGTTTTAATGGTTGGTGTGTATGTACCCTCATCGTCCCAGTTTGCATATTCTTTATTTACAGCAAATGGACCCTTCAGTACTCCTGTACCAAATAGCGCCATTTCAAAAGATGTACTGCGAAGATGTTTGGAAGCATTACATTCTTGTAATTGATCCATAACTTTCTTTTGCATTTTCTTTGCTGCAACCATAGCAGGATGAAATGTAATAGCGGAAGGTGTTGTACCCGGACCTTTTTTAAGACCCTTTACACCATCTAGCTTTTCTTCCATAGAACCTAACATTAAAGAGTTTAATGTGGCACCAGCCGGAAGTTCTTTGCCATCACCTGCAAAACCATACGGGCTATCTTGCTCTACTGGTTTTTCTTCTCTGAGTTCATTAGGCAAAGAAGGATCAAAGTGTACAGTGTCTTCTACACCTTCGGGTAATACTGTAGGATCAATAGTAATAGGAAAACGCTGATTGCCAAATAGTACATCTACAATTTGACCATAGGCTGCAAGTGTTTTAGTTTTAGTAACTTTAATAAAAACACGAGATTTTTCTGTTTCCATAAACTGCACATCAGGGCCATAAAT